CCTACGGTTATGCAAAAGAAAGCATGATATATGCACAAAAATTATCAGGCCTTGAAGGTCCAGGAGATACCGGAACAGGCATGCCTATCGCAGATAGTTTTGATGCAATAAGACTTTGGCATGAATCAAAACCAATAGATCCAACTACAGGTCAAAAACGACCTACAGTAGTAAACATGAGTTGGGGATATTTCAATCAATTGTCAGGTGATCCAATATCAGGAACTTATAGAGGAACAGGATGGGTATATGGTGTGGACTATTTGAACGATCTTACACTATGGGCCGGAACAGGATTGGTTGTACCAACAAGTGGTATCACAAGATTTTTACCAGCAAGGGTTGCTGCAACAGATGCAGAAGTTGATGATTTGATAGCATCAGGAGTTCATGTTTTTATTGCCGCAGGTAATGACTATTTTAAAGGTGATATATCTACTGGAGCAGATTATAATAATTCTGTTGTATATGGTGCAAGCACATATTATTATCATAGAGGTAGTTCGCCGCATTCAGATGATGCGTTTATTGTTGGTAATATTGACACCGATACCGAACTTGACGGAAGTATATACAAAGACAAAATTCAAGGAGCCAGTTCAAGAGGACCCAGAGTAAATGTATTTGCACCAGGAACAAATATTGTAAGTGCTATAAGCAATACTTCGATTTATACTCAAGCAGATTATCCTCAAGATTCAAATTACAAAGTAGCAATGATTAGTGGCACAAGTTTTGCAGCACCTCAAATAGCAGGAGTTGCAGCACTGCATTTATCTTCTACTCCAGGTATAACACCTGCAGATATGAAAAATAAAATAGAAAACGAAGCAAAAAATGTAATGTTTGAAACAGGTTTGGATAATGATTACACAGCGTTTGACACAAGTTTAATGGGTGCACCTAACAGAATATTATTTAACAAATATGGGCGTCAACCTGTAAAAATTAATGGAAATGCAACTTTATCTAACATAAGTGCAAGCACATAAATATAGTAAGAGGTAAAATAAATGGCATTAAACTTTCCTACATCACCTACTCCAGGACAAACTTTTACAGAAGGTGATACCACTGGGTCATGGAATGGTATAGCATGGAACTTGGTAGGTGCGGCAAGTGTTGCATCGTCATCGAATAATTTTACTACATTTTCTGCTGACAGTGGATCTACTTCTGCAAATATTGTAAATGATACACTAATAGTAGCAGGAGGCACTGATATTTCCACAGCAATTTCAGGGGATACATTAACTGTAAATTACACAGGTGTTGGCGGTGGCGGAGGGTCTGATCAAAATATTTATGAAACAGTTACTGGAGATTCTGGAACAACAACTGCTAATACTACAACAGATACACTTAATATTGTTGGCGGATCAAATATAATTACCGCTGTTACAGATGACACTGTTACTATTAATTACAGTGGCGCATCACCTTCTACTTCATTTACAACTCTAAGTGATGTTCCATCAGGCTTAACAGTAGATAAAATTTATATGCCAGCTATAGCAATGTTAACTGTTGATAACAACGGAACATCGGCATATACATTTGCAAGCCACTATACAGGAGACAATCCAACGATTTATGCATTATCTGGAACTACGTTAGCATTCGATTTAGCTAATATAGGCGGACATCCATTTCAAATCCAAGATCCAACAAGTACTCCTTATAACACAGGATTAGTCCATGTAACTTCGGCCGGTGTAGTAACAACAGGAGCAAGTGCAAATGGAAAAACTGGCGGAACTTTATATTGGCAGGTACCTTTTGGAATAAGTGGCGGATATAGATATCAATGTACAAGTCATGCTTCAATGGTAGGATTGATAACTATCAAAGCATTTAATGCTATTTAAGATTAAAGTAATCGTTTATTTGATCTTGAATAGACTTTCTTTTTTTAAACAATTTATTTCGTGTTTCTATTGTAAGAGTAGGTTTTAGTTCACCGTTTTCAAAACCGCTGTGTACATCATCAATTTCTTTTATCATTTGTTTACATAAATTTAATTCTTCTAAAAGTTTTGTTCTTTTATTTTTTTCATTAATTTGTTTAATATAAAAGTTAAACTTTGTTAATTCTTTTTGTATTTTTTTACTTTCTGACAATTTATTCAACATTTGGTTTTCCTAAAGTTTCTGCTGATAGTATTTTAAAAAAATCTTCTTTCTCGTTTGTGCCATCTGAAACTTCTGTAATACTGCTATCATCCGATAATGCATATATTTGTACAGGTTTCATTGCATCACAATGAAATACTTGACCTTCTTTTAAATCATTTTCATATATTTTTGCATCTTTAGTATCTGTCCATCTAATTTTAAAATTACCAGTATTTACAAACCACGTTCGTTTTGCTTTTCTATATAAATGCAAATCTGTGCATGAATGCGCTTTAGGAAAAACCAACATTTTACCAACATAATTTTCCTGTTTTGCCCAGGTTACTTCATAACCCCAATTGGTTTTATTTACATTATCTTTCATTATAATAAATCTATAAGTTTAAAAACAGTTTCAAGTTTTGTTTGATTGGTTTTATTTGTTAGGGTATTCCTCAAACCATGATGCAATGGCTTAGGCCATTTTCCAAAACTTACCCATGCGTAACCATCATGTTCTTGATTAAGCACTGGTAAAAATTCTTTTTCTACAACACAAAGATATGTATGGAAATGGAATTTACTATCATTAGAAATAAAAGTTTCTAAAGGTATAGTTTTTTTAATAGGTGTATCGCCTATTTCTTCTGCTATTTCTCTTTTGAGACTTTCCCATGGAGTTTCTTTATCCTCAGCAGTACCGCCTACTAATCCCCAAAGGTTGTTTTGTTTGCCTTGTGTACGATGCAAGAAAAGAAAACGCTTAGTATCAAGAGTATAGAAAAGTGCTCCACTGCAAATAATCTTATTCATACTATTAATTATATTAATATTTTAGACGCCAAGTCCCATGTGGATATTCGCCTTCAAATGACAGTATCCATTCTCCACTGTCCCATTTGTATTGTATACCTGTGTTTAGATTGGTAGTATATACTGTATTTGTTGAAGAGCTACTATCAAAAACAACATGCCATTTAGAACCATCCCATTCAACAATGTCATTTTCACCTGCTATAAAGTCTGTACCATCAGCATTTTTCCAATCATCAGCACCGTCTACATTAATTTCGTCACCAATACCTGAGCCAAGTAACAGAATTCTTGTGCCTGTAGTTCTCAAAGATACAGGACTTGTTTTTGTAGGATCTATGATGTAACTTATTTTATTAGCGTCACCTGTTGGTCCTGTAATTACTGTGTCGCTTGGAATAGTGTCGCTATCCCAATTTATTATAAGTTCTGTAGGATCAGTTGAATTTATAGCAACTGTACCTGCTATTTCATTTTCTACATCTTTACGTTTTAGTCTTAGTTCAGTTATACCAGCTTCGAAAATTTCAGGAAATGATTTTATATAGGCATCCCAAAGTACACTTCCGACTACCCCGCGTCTTATAATTTTTGCTGTATTTGTCATTACTAACAAATCATAGTCTTTAAAGGAATTAGAAATTACCGTTGTTGCATCTTCTCTAAATACATCTCTTATTGTATTTGCATTTTCAATTGCACCAGTTGGAGTAACAACAACATTTGTTCTTAAATCTGCATTTGGTACAGCAGTGCCTTCAGCTGCATCATTTGCTCCTGCTTGTGGTTTGCTTAAATCAAGTTCTATAGTACCTTTACTTTCGTCATATATACTTTGAACAATACTGGTTACCACACCAAGACGTTTTACCTTTGTTGGCGGCGAAATATAAATTGGTGTTTTAAAGCCAAGGGTCGCAACATCTATTTCTGATTCTGTACCTACAGGTATGCTTCTACCGCTAAAATTAATTGTGTCTAAATTTACAACACTCAAACTGGTCCAGTCAACATAGTTGTCTGTTGTTTGAATTTCAAGACTTGGATTAAACAGCATTAATATCTGCTCCATTATTTGTAATTTTTGATCAGTATTTGAAGTCCACATGTCAACATTAACACTGAGATTATAGGGTGTAGGCATTAATCTCTCAACAGTATAATTTTTACCTTCTGTATTCAAATATTCTTGCCCATCTGCATCATAAGCACGTTCACGTATGTTAAGTTTGTTTACATAACTTGAGTCAGCAAGTCTTGTTGTGTCCATTTCAAGACCGGTTACATACACAGCCATTCTTGGTGCACTTGGAATTTTATTTTCCGAATTATCTCTTAAAATATGTCCTACCTGTCTTGTTATATCGCCATACATAACAGGAACTTGAGTAAGATTACCACTACCATCTTTGTAAGAAAAATTGCTCATTAACCTTACAATCTGTGT